AGATACCCTCTGGCAAACTCCAACGCCTCGCGTGCAAGCGCCATCTCGACGACCTGAAGCGCTTCAAGGGGGCGCGCTCGCCGTACTATTGGGACTTGCCCTTCGCTCTTTCTAAGCTGGCGTTCTTCCCGCAGCTCATCCATTGGCGCGGGGCTCTCGCAGGGCAGCCGTTCGATCTCATGCCGTGGCAAACCTTCGTCGTGGGCTCTCTCTTCGGGTGGTTTAAGCGCGATAATACCTATCGTTTTGAAACAGCGTTTGTCAGCGTGCCAAAGAAGCAGGGGAAATCAATCCTAGTTGGCGCTATCGGTCTCCTGCGGGGATTCTTCGATGATGAGCCCGGCGCTGAAACCTACGCCATCGCTACCACTCGAGAGCAAGCAAACATCGTATGGAAGGAAGCCTACGAACTCCAGCGCCGCTCGAAAAATCCGCTCCTGAAGCGCCTCCGCGTCTTCGAGGGCCGAAAGAACATCCACGATCCATCAACGCGCTCTAAGTTCGAACCTCTGTCAGCGGACAAAGACTCAGGAGACGGCGTCAACCCTTACTGCCTCATCGCGGACGAAGTGCACCGCTACCGCGATAGCGACCTCTTGAACATGCTCCAAGAGTCGATGCAGACGCGGCGCAACCGTCTCACCATCGAGATCACTACCGCCGGGTGGAACCGGAACTCGATCTGCTACCAGCACGACGAGTATTCGCAGAAAGTCCTCGAGCGCACCGTCGAGAACGAGCACTGGTTTACGTTCATCTGCAGGGCGGACGAAGAGGACCGCGATCACTGGGATAATCCTCGCGTATGGGAGAGCGCGAATCCCTCGTGGGGGGTGGCTATCCAGGAGGACCGCGTGCGCACCGTCGCACAGCAAGCCGCCGAGCTGCCGTCGAACCTCAACGACTTCCTGCGCTATCGCCTCAACATCTGGACGGAGCAGAGCGAGCGCGCAATCGACATGCCGCGGTGGGTAGCGTCCGGCGCGGGCGCGCCCTCGATGGCGTCCTTACGCGGTAGGAGGTGTTACGGTGGCCTTGACCTCGCCTCGAACAAGGATCTCTCGTCGCTCATACTCGTCTTCCCTTTCGAGTCGGAGATCGCCGTTCTCATGTGGCTCTGGTGTCCGGAGGTCGGTGTCCTTCGCCGCTCGAAAGAGGACCGCGCACCATACGATCAGTGGGTCCGCCTGAATCTCATGAAGACTACCGATGGCGATACCACGAATTACGACACGGTAACGGTGGACATCCTCGCCATCCTCGAGCACTTCGACCTCGGCGCATTAGCGTACGACCCGCACAACTCGGGAAACCTCCCGCACAAGCTCGCGGACGTCCTCGGCGAGCAGAAGGTCATCATGTTCTACCAAGGCTTCGGGAACATGGCAGCACCCGTCAAAGAGCTCGAACGGCTCTATCTCGCGGGTCTTCTGAAGCACGGGAACAACCCAGCTCTGAACTGGATGGCGAACAATGCAGCGTGGCGCGTAAACGAGTACAATGATAAGAGATTCGACCGCGACAAGTCGTCGGAAAAGATCGACGGCATGGTGGCGCTCGCTATGGCTATCGGGGCGTGGCTGAATCACAAGGAAGGAGAGCCCACAGAATCCGTTTATGACCGCGAAAACCGAAGCATCGAGATTTTCTGACGCCTATGCAGGCGAGGAAGCGTACGAATATCCGCCCGAGGGCGACGGGGCGCATGTCACCCTCGCGCGCGCCCTCGAGGACGCTCTGGCGGCGCGCGATGCATCCTTCCGCTACCGCAATGAAATCATGGAAGAGCTCGAGCGCTTCCGGGCGGCGGTTCGCGAGGACCTCGGCATCGTGCGCGCCAAGAAGCGCCGTTTCGATGCGCAAGACGCGCTCGCCGCGCTGGGCGTGGTGTGTCTGAGCGCTGGGATTGCTGTCGCCTTCCACTGGGCGTACTCCCTCATCGTCGTCGGCCTGGCGTTCACCGCGCTAGGGGTGCTGACTTCACGGGTGCCACTTCCGCCGACAGGCTAAATGGGCTTCCTGCGTTCGCTTTTCGCCCAAACCTACGAGAGAGCCCCCTCCTCGGACTACTGGTACTACCCGGTAGGTGAGATCACTCAAGCCGGCGTGAGAATCACACGGGACCGCCTGCTCAAGATTTCGTCTGTGCTCCAGGGCGTGCGGTTTCCTTCGCAGACGGTGGCAGGCTTGCCCCGGTTCGTGTTCCGCACGCTCGAAGATGGGCGGTCGAAGGAAAAAGAAGTTCGCCACCCGCTGAATCGAGTGCTCCGGTATCAGCCGAACGCCTGGCAGACGGCGTTCCAGTTCGTCGAATCCATGACTTCACGGGCGATGCTCGACGGGATGGCGATTGCCGAGAAGATTTACGATGGCGAGACCGTTACGGCTCTTATCCCGCTCGAGCCGACGCGCGTGGTCGCTATCGACCAGCGTGCGAACGGAATGCTCCGGTATAGTTACCGCCGCGCCGACGGCTCGACGCGGACTTTGATGCAAGAGGAAGTCTTCGTCCTGTGCGGTTTTGGTGACGGGCTCCTGCGAAACTTCTGCGGTATCCCCATCGGTGACATGATGCGCGAGACCGCCGGCCTCGAGCTCGCCGTCGAAACTTACGGGGCGTCCTTCTTCGGCAACTCCGCAATGCCTCGCGTCGTGCTCCAATCACCGAACGAGATAAAGCAGGCGACACGCGAGCGCATGAAGGCCGATTGGCAATTGAGCTATGGCGGCGAGCGCCAGCACGGCACAGCGCTCCTCGAGGCGGGGACTGACGTGAAGGTCCTCTCGACGAAGAACGACGAGGCCCAATTCATAGAAACGCGCAAGAGTTTGGTCGGTGAGTTCTCGCGCTTCACGGACGTGACTCCTCACCGTCTGCACGACCTCGAGAAGTCCTCGTACAACAACGTCGAGCAGATGTCGCTTGAAAGCGTTGTCTACGGTCTGACGCCTTGGGTCGAGCGCTGGGAGCAAGCGTGCTACCGCGATCTTCTCAACGAGGACGACAAGGAAGCCGGTCGCTTTGTGGAGTTCGTTCTCGAGGGCTTACTGCGCGGGGATACTGCCGCTCGTGCGCAGCTCTACCAGAGCGGCGTCAACACCGGGTGGCTGACGCGCAACGAGGTCCGCGAGAAGGAGAACTTGAACCCCATTGAAGGCCTCGACGACCCGCTCCAGCCGGTGAACATGGTCCCAGTCGGTCAGCAGCCAGTTGTACCAGCGCCGCCGACGAACGGGAATGGCACCGCCCCGCCTGAGAGTGAGGACGAAGACGAAGAGAGCAGCGAGGGGCGTGCACGCGCCTATGCGATAGCTCGCGCCGCGGCCGAGCGCGTCATCCGAAAGGAAGTCGCCGCTGTCAACAAGTGCCGCGAGCATCCGAACGGCGGAGCGCGGCGGCAGATCGAAGCGTTCTATCACGACCACGCTCCTTTCGTTGCGCAAGCGCTCGCGATGGACGCGAAGCGCGCCGAGCGCTGGTGCTCGGAACGCCTGAAAACGGTTATCATGGGACGATCCGGAGTGGTGCCCGGGCTTGAGAGCGAGGATGCCGTAGAGTACCTCGCTCGGGAGGCGCTACAGTGAGATACGCCCACATCATCCACTATTTCAACTCCGCTCCTTGGGCTCTTCTGCCGGAGAAACTTTACGCCATACTCGAGCTCATCGAGCTGCGCGCGGAGGGGCTATCGCTGAGTGATTCGGAAATCGAGGCGCGCATCGGCTCGCAAGGCGCCAACGGCCAAACGAGCGTCGCCGCTCCAGCAACCAGCGTCGCCATACTCCCGATATGGGGCACCATCGCGAATCGCGCCGGGCTCTTGCGCCGGGCGTCTGGCGGGATGTCCGTCGAGACGTTCCGACACGACTTCCGCGCCGCTGTTCGGAATCCAGACGTGAGCGCTATCGTGCTCGATATCGATAGCCCTGGAGGCTCCACGTCGGGCGTCGAAGAAATCTCGACGGAGATCCATGCGGCGCGGTCGCAGAAGCGCATCATCGCGGCGGTGGATTCGCTCGCAGCGTCGGCTGCGTACTGGATAGCCTCGAGCGCTCACGAGATCGCGGTAACGCCAAGTGGTCATGTTGGGTCGATCGGAGTACTAGGTGTCCACATGGACTTCTCGAAGAAAGCCGAAGCCGAAGGCGTGCGCGTCAGCGTCGTGTCCGCTGGCAAGTACAAAGCCGAGGGGCACGAATTCGCACCACTGAGCGAGGAAGCGCGCGGGCACCTCCAGGCGCTCGTCGATGATAGATACGATGCTTTCGTGCGCGCGGTCGCTCGCGGGCGCAACGTGGCGCTGAAGACCGTGCGCGATGGCTTCGGCGAGGGCCGTCTCGTGACGGCAAAGGAAGCGCTCGCGCTAGGAATGGTGGATTCCATCGAGACCACGGACCAGGTGATCTCGCGCGCTGCTTCTCGTGCCACGCGAGCGCGCCGGATCGGGGAAGCGGCATCACGGGCAGCCGAGATCGCGGCGATGGGCGGGGCTCAGATTCTAGCTGCGTATGACGATTGCCCGGAGGGCGAGGGCTGCCCGCGCGAGGAGTCTATGTCCGAGTGCCCACGTGGCGACGATTGCCCGATGGGCTCGAAAGCGAGCGCACGCAAGGTCGTGGACCCTCTGAGCGCATACGTCGCCGAGCGTCTCGCCGCCGGCGTCGTTCCGAAGGACGTTTCGAGCGAAATAGCACC